TTAGCAGTGAATGATGCTGCAGACTGTATCGTTCTCTCTGGATTACTTCGTAATGTAGAACCATCAGTAGTTGTTCCAAGTTTTCTACCAATCTTCTCATCGAAGATAATTCTGAATAAATCAACAACAGCATCTGTTTCAGTTGCACCTGATATTAATGTTCTACCACCTGTAAGTGTTGCTGATACTCTAGTTGCAATATCTACTTGTCCTAATAAATTAAATCCAGCTGGGTGTATTGACCTTTTAACATCATTTCTCCATGAAGTAATACCCTCACCTACTTTTACGATATAAGAATAATCTTGATATATTTTACTGTCTTGTACTAGTCTTGTACTTTCTGATATGAAACCATCAACCCCCACATATTGACCTAGTGTTTCAGGTGTAGCAGCAATATTAGTTGTTAATACTGATTGATTAGCTAAAGTTATATCAGCTGTTGTTGACGATGTTCCACCAGAAATACTTTCACCATTTATGAAGTTTCCTGACACATCACTTAATGATAATATATTTCTATCTGAATCAAAACCCACGACAACACCTGTTGCAGTAGTTACAGTTTCACTAATAATATTATCTAACTCTTGACCAAGTAAAACTAGTCTATTTACTGCGTCTTCAAATATAATATTACCATTACTTAAATTATCTTCTAATATTAATTTATCTGTTGCAGAACCAGTTGTAGCTTCTTCTAATAACACATCGTCTTCGATTGCACTATCTTCTAAAATTAAATTATCAGTTGAGTCCTCTAATTGAGTAAAAGATATATCACCAGTAATTAATAAATTATTATCTTCATCTTGTCTTAAAGCAGAAACACTTATGATATCATTATCTTCAGTTCGTATAAACTCAATAGGTGCATCACCTCTTATATTTCTCTTACTTGTTGACTCTAAATTTTCTAACACAAATATACCTTCATTTAAACCACGCTCGGTACTCATTGTACTACCTTCTTCAGATAGTAAATTTGCAGGTCTGTTATCTTCAAGTTCTAATTTAAAGTCTTCAACAAAATTAGGTTCTAAAATTATATTGTCTGTTCCAGTCATTGTTACAGTTTCACCTGTAGTGAAACTACCAGATAGATTATTAATTTGTATGTGTTGTTGTGGAGAAAGCACAGGTTCATTCTCATACTTAAATCCATTATTAGTAATTAATGTATCTAATATTCTACCTATATTTGAACCCTCAGCATATACTGTTGCATTACTACCTGATGATGATGTTATAGAAACTGTCGGTAGTTTTTGATATCCTGTTCCAAAGTTAGTAATCTTAATATCTGTTATGTCATTTAGATTAGAGTTTGTTGCAGGTTCCATTACAATGACTGACTCATCTTCGTTTATTATTCTACCTAATTCTATTCTATCTTGTTCTAAAATAAAACCACCATTCAGCACATTAATCTTTGCAGATAAACCTGTGCCTTCAGTATTCGTGTTATCTATTGTTACAGTATCACTTGTGCTGTAACCACTACCACCGTTTTCTATTCTTATTCTATCAACCGAACCTTGACCTAATTCGGAAACTTGTAGTTTACCACCTTGTCCACCTTTTTGCTCCGAGATAGGAATATCTTGCGATTCTGTGTAATAAGAGCCAGCATTTGTTATTGTGACACTATCAATAATTCTGTGTATTCTACCGGTTATAATTACGTCACTATCTGTATTATCTGTTGCTGTAAACTCAACAATACTTTCTTGTAAAATTTTATCACCACTCTCATCAACGATAGTATCACCATCTTCCATTAACATTGCATCACCTGTATCAGAAACAAAAGTTCCTGTCAAAGTTCCTGGTAAGATTGCTAATGTACCGACGGTTTGTGTTCCGATTATTTCAGTTGTAACTGCATCAATAACTGCTGTCGCAGTATTTACATTATCATTACCAACAACAGCTGTTTGTGTAATTGTTTGTCCGACAAGATTTGTTAAACTTCCACCTGTCGGAGAAACTAAAGTTGCTTTTAAAGTTATATCTTTATTAAAGTCACCATCAGATACTTTTAATAGTTGGTCTCTAGGATAAGTAATTGCAGGTGTTTCGCCAAGCAAAGCTCTAAAAAATATTTCGTGACCTTTCTTGTTACCTTTTCTTTGATATAATTGTAAAACATTTTTTACAAAGTTTCTTTTATTTAAATTAGGTGTTAAGTTTGTTGGAATAGTATTTAAAAAAGTATTTCTAAAATTTTCAAAGAAGTCATCTAACGTATCATTAATATCTGTGTAATCTAAAAGTTGATTTATATTCTCTACTGGATTTGCTCTATACTTTCCTATAACACCTGTGGTTCCCGAAACAGAACCAGTTATAGTTTCACCAGTTATAAATTTAGAGTTAGCTGTAATATATAATTTTAAACTGTCAGTATCTTCTGCAAGTATTGTTGCAGTCTGTCCTGATGTTGCACCAGTTATAGTTTCACCTTTTCTAAATTCAGAACCTGAAGATTGTTCATCAACAACCTTGTCACCTTCATCACGACCATTTTTATCTGTTTGGTTAAATAATAAAAAACCCTCGGTTGTAGTTTCTAAAAGTATTTGGTCATAATCAGTTACGGAAGAGAGAGTGATTTGTGCACTCTCCATAAATTGGTAATATTCCTCAACAAAAGAAACTAGTTGAGGATTACGAGCTTGTATATGCTCAGGAAACTGACTTTGTATTTGTGACTTTAATCTGTCTTTTAGTATTGCCATAATTCATTAATAACTTGTAGTGCTTGTGTATGATGATGTAGTTGTGTAGTTTACTCCGGCACTTGCACCTGTTCCGTCAAAGTCATCTGCAGTTACAGTAACACCTGAATTAACTTGGTCTATTTCTAATAGTTGTGCTCTTACAGGAACTACGTCATTTGAATCTGGTTGAACTATAATTCGTATTTGTGTTGAGGCTGCACCGTCAACATTTGACACCGATGAAATACTAATATTATTTAATGTTATTTTACCAGTTGCATAATCTATTGTTCCCAAAGTATTATTCGTATATACATTTACTCCACCACTAATATAATATAATCTTACATTACCTGAACCATCATCATTTAAAAAATATTCATTAGTTGTATCACCTGCAACTTTAAAACCAGTAGAAGATAAAATACCATTAGAGTCACTTTGATGTCCTGAGTGTGGATTGTATAAAGCATTAGAAAAGTTAATTGTATATGTTTGTGCGGAACCAGTTGTTGGTGTAAAAAATTTGTGTATCTTTATTGTTGTTGTATTAGATAATACTGAAGCATCAGTATCATCGATAGCATCTATAAATCTAGAGTATCTAAACATACCGTCAAACTTTTCTAAATTAGTTGAACTATAATTAGATATAGTATTGTTGATTAATGTTTTAATATCGTCAACACTTTTAGTTGTAACTTTTGAATTATATCTTGCTGTTGTTCTATATGTAATGTAGGTTATCTCTGGGTCTGAAAACTGAACACGAACCGAGCCTACTGAATAATCTTTTAGTTGTGTTTGTAAATTTGTTTTTGCAGTATCAGTTAATGTAACGCCTGATATTGGTTTCAAAGATACATAAACATTTCCATAAACAGGTGGGTCGTTATCTTCACCACCCCAAACAGAAATAGTTTGAGTATTTGGATATAAAGTTTTAATTATTGTTTTGTAATCCTCTGGAGTGACTGCTCTATTCTGAGCAGAAAATTGTCTTGGTGCATTAAATCTTATTGACTCTACTGTTTCTGGATTTGAACCACCAGCTGAGTTTGAGTTTGTAACGATTGTAATATTACTTTCACCACCAACAGTTGATGAAGCACTAAATGTAGTTGCACCATTACTATCTGGTCCGTTACAAACAATATATTCTAATGAGATAATATTACCATCACTTAATTTATTACCAAGAACACCGTCACCAAATATAACTTCATACTTTCCATCTTCAGCTTGTTCTAGATAATAAACTTTTGAAGTTGCAGTAACTGCACCTAAGTCTGATGCTTTTGTATAAGTTGTAGTTGTTGAGTCTGTCGAAGAGTTTTGAACTGATACAGTTAATGTGTTTACATCTGCTAAATCATTTTCAATTAAATATCTTTGATTAGCATCTGAAGTATCTACTGTATATTTGTTTGTAGCTAAAGTACCTTCTCTTATATCAGTTGTTAATGTATAAACGCCATCGACTGGAGTTACTGTAACTGCATCTCTAATGATGTATTGATAAGTAACATTGTTTACACTAGTTGTAAATGCTGTGCCTTCGTTTACAGTTAGAGAAGACGCAGTTGCAGCATTAAAAGTAATTTTAATATTTGCTGTTGCAGACGTTGCAGATACCGGTGTATACCCAACATGCTTAGCATGAGATACAATACTATTTTTTAAATCAGCAGAATCTAAAAACATTTCATTAGCTAACATATTTGCATACACAGCATTGTAGTGTGTGTTGTATGCTAGTAAATCTAAAAGAACAGACATACCAGAACCTTCAAAATCATAGTCAGTAAACTGGTCCTGTTGTTTAAGAAAAGTTTTTAAGTTTGCTTTGATTGTATCAAAGTCTAATTCTGTTACGTCTAATCTGGTTGCCATTATCGTGCTTTCTCTAAAAATGTTTCTAGTGTTACTAATTCACCTGGTATATTTACAACATAAAATTCTATTGTGACTTCGTATCTGTTTCTATCTAAATCAGGAAAAGCATTAACTCCCACGAGTCTTGCTCTTGGTTCAAAATTTTCTATAACATCTTTAATTTGTTTTGTTAGAATATTTGCAGATACTGGTGACATTGTTTCGAACAACGCAGCAGTAACATTTGAACCTATCTCTGGATGGAATGGTCTCTCATAATCCTT